TGTCTAATCCTGTAATACTATCACTTTTAATCAAAGGTATAGTCATTGTTGCAGTTGACATAACTTCACCTAAATCATCTGATAAATTAATTGGATATGAAACATAATTAGTTATGTTATATTCAGTACCATCTTTTTTTATAATACTAATGTTAGCATCTATTTTTTCAAGAATTTCATTTTTCCAATATGTATATACTTCTGGTAGACTACCATCAGATATTCTAACAGCATAACCTAAGTCATAATTACTTGGAAGTAGAAAAGGATAACTAAGATCGTCATATATAATTGTTTGTCTATTAGAAGGATCTTGTGCATTCCAATACTCATTATTTGATACTTCCCAATGTTGTGTGTATCTCATTAAACGCTCACCCTTCCTGATGTTATGGTTCTAGCAATTCTTTCTCTATAATATGCAGACTCACTAGATTGTATTTTCATATCATTTATATATTGATCGTGTTGCATAACTTTTCTATATGCTGTCATTGCCAACATTCCTATTCCTGCCATAGGATTAATAGCAGTTGCTATTGCTACACCTGATAAATCATTTACTAAATTTTGTTTATTTGATAGTATGGCTGCTTTATGAGTATTACCAGCAATACTTGCATTATGTTGTTTAATATCCCAAGTTAGATTAGCTATTTGAAGTCCCGTTGTTATTGTTCCTGCATATGCTCTTACATTACCTGATAGCATACCTTTAACATATCTAGCTCCAGCCATACCGGCTTTACCTATCATTGAATCTGAAGATGGTCCTAAATTTGCTAACCCCATTTGAACTCCTGCCATTCTGTCTAATCGTAGATCTCCTGGCTTAAAATTTTTAGTTATATTTCTCCAGGCTAAACCTCTTTGTTGAGCCCTGAAAGTATTATTTAATCCGATAGGACCAACATCTGATGAAGACATTACAGGAGATAATTGTCTGGTTCCTGCACCTAACAAAGCACCTGTCGCTAATGATCCATTTATACTACTTCTTTGAGATTGATTCTGGCCTGTTAAGCTTTCTCCTTGTTCTCCAGTTAATACTACTCTAATTTCATTAACAGCCATTATAATACACCACTTTTATAAGGAACAAATGTTAAACTAAATCCTTCTGTTCCACCATATTGAACGCCATAAGGCGCTTGACTAATTATGCAATTATATGTTTCAGTCGTTATACTATCTGAAAATTCTATTGTATGAGTTGTATTAATTGTATTTGTAGTATTATTTGTTAACCCTTTTGCTTCTGCTAATAGAGATACTATTTTTGCATTAGAGCTTAATACGGGTAAATCTATTTGTATTGTAAAAGAACTTCCGATTGTTATATTTTTTGTTAAATCTTCATTTAACCATGTTGCTGATACTGCACTATTTGTAGGACTTACTTGATATGTCAAATAAGGAACTTCTGTTCCATCTATTTCTAATGTTGTATCATTATAAGATATTCCACCATCTTCAAATGTAAACATAAAACTATTGCTTGATAAGAATCTATCAATTCCTGAACCATCTTGGCTATTAATATGACCAACTATGATAGGTTTGCTTACTGTATAATTAGTTCTATATCCTATATAATCAAATATGATATTGCTTGATTGTGTAGAATCTCCTGTATGTGATCTTTGAAAGATATACTCATCCATAATGGTTTTAAAATCTTCTCTATCATCTTCATATCCATATATATCTAATACAAATGATTCTAAAATACTTGTATAGTTTACATCTTGTGTCATATCGAAGTTTCCCAATGATTGTAATAAGCCTGGTGTATATCTTACTTCATTATCGTCTGAATCTAATGATGTTTGCATTTCATCATATACTGATATCTCTGGAGTAATTTTAAATACTATTTCGGTACTTATATCTGAGCTTGCTTGTAATGCTGCTGATATATTGTTTAAACTGTTTTCTATAATACTTGCTACATCATTTATATTTGGTAATCTTGTTATTGCCATATTGTATTCACCTCTATTCTATTTTTCTAGAAGTTGATTGTAAACGTGCGGCTAACATGTTACTTATTAAATTAAAAGTTCGTTCGCTAAACCAACCTGCGTTAGCCATTTGTTTTTCTGAAGGATTATTTAATGTATCTAAATCATCCGTATATTCAAAATAATCTATACTCTCTGGAACTTTAATTCCAAATCCATCTGGATAATTAACTATTTGTATACTTCTCATCATTCTACCAGTTTTAATAGGTGCTTGACTCATTGCTATAGCTCTAGCTTGCATTGCCATTTCATTGATTCTTAAGAATAATTCTTTTTCAGTCATATTTTTAGCCTAGTGTTATAATTTTCTTAGAATTCTGTTCTTTTATTGATAGTGTATCAAATGGCCATTGAGCTATAATTCTATCTTCCATAAACTCATCTCGTATATTTGATACCTTCCATGCACCACCATCAAATTCACTAAATCCTGATAGTTTAACTTTTCTAGTATATCCTGGGATAAGTATAACATCATCTATTTTAAATGGCAATCCTGTATCTGAAGTTCTAATCATTTGAGTTTGATTCATAGTTGTTTTTAATCCATTAGTTGGATATTGAGTATTTACTTCCTTATATACATATTCAAATCTAAATTCTACTGGGTCTGAATAAGTATTTACATCATCTACTGTATCTGCTTTATTTAATTCTACATAGTAACCTATATTAGTTTCTGTTTTTGAAGGTATATCATAAATATTCATATGTACCTCCTACCATGTTGCTCTCTCAGTTAAATAGTCTTCTCTAATATAAGAAGGTAGATGATAGTATCTAGCAAATAAATTTCTACCATAAGCTAAGATTTTAACTGAAGGTGCTACATCATTAATTCTATCTCTGACTTTCATCATTTCTTGTAAACCCCCAACGAATAGAGTTGATCTCATTATTTCAACTTGTAGATCCATAATTGCTTTTCTATATTCTGGATTTTTAACTGTAAGATATTCTAATTGTAATTGTGCAGTTGAACCTATATATTGTCCAATATAATCTTTGCTAAATTGTGCAACCCAGTTTCTAATTACTGTTGCTTGTGCTTCTGTATTATACATTTCTGATAAAGATACACCTAGTTTTAATAGATAGTAGTCTTCACTAACTACCCACCAATTCATAAAATTGTCCCATGATGCATATGTATCAGTATAACTTGAAGGTGTATATGAACTATTGAACATCTTCTTCATCCTCCATATCTTCTGAATCATCATTATCCATATCAGATTCTTCATTTTCATTATTTATTTCTTGATTAACTATTTGTTGCTCTGTTTTAACTTCTCCTTGAAGTTTAGCATACATCTCCAAGACTTCTTCTTCCGATTTTAATCCTGAATTAACCCATAATCTCATTAATCCACCTAAATGATCAATTAAACCTGCATCGATTAATTCTCTCACTTCTTGAACTTCTTGTTCAAATGTAGGGGTGGCAGGATTATAGAATTCTATATTTAAATCTACCTCATTTAAAGTATTAACATTAACAACATTGTTTACAACTTCTCTAGTATTCAATATAAGAAGTAATTTAAATAATGATAGTAATGTCTCTTTCCATGATATAAGCTTATTATCTCTTGTTTTTAAATCTATATTTTCTCTTATTGATAAAGCATCACCACTAGAATTAGCGCCAGCCATATCTTCAGCCATAATCGTTTTAATTGATAAGCCAACAGTTCTTGCAATAGATTTTTGAATTTCAGCCATTGTTGAGATATATCCTTGTATACTATTATTTATATCAGTAGTTTGTTGTAATTCATTTACTTCTTTAGCATCAGGGCTTGGATTGTTATCCCATCTAATGATAAGATCACTATCATATACAGAAGGTATAATTGGACTTCCGTCTTCCGTTTGTTTTAGTGTAGATTCGCTAACAACTCTTTTTGGAGCTGTTTTTCTAATATAATTCATCATGTTAGAATAAGCTTCATCTATTGCATTGAAATCATCTATACTATTCTCATAATCAGATTTTGCGCCTGGTCTATTTTCTTTATATATTGCAAGCATTTGATTTAATTGATTACCTTCTTGATCTACGAATACTAAATCAATTAACCCACTAGTTTCACTTAAAGTATCAAGAGGAACTTCTTTATCTTTATCATCAATCAGTTTGTATTTAATATGTTTTTATCTACAATATATGAATCCTTAAATACAATACTAACTATTTTATCATATTGTTTGTTTAGAATAAAATCCTCTTTACTGTATACTTGTAGAATTGGATAGTCCGAGAAATCTGTATCTAGGATAGGTTTAAATGCTAAACTACCACTATAACTCTCAAGTTCAGCTGATTTCTGTAATAGACTACCTATATTATTTTCTCTAAGTGTCATATCTAAAATTTCTTGATATACTTCGGTTCTATTTTTATTTTTAGTTGAAATTGATACTTTAGGTGTTGTTGAAAATAATAGATTAGACATCGCTCTAGAAATTATATTTGGAAGTGGATTATGATATACTGTAAAATTATTTATTTGAACTCCACCACCTATATTTACCGAATCGCCTGTAGGTGCTAGTTTCATAAATGAAGGAGTATAATATAATGTATTTCTTCCTATACGATCTTTGTTTGTTTTATAATACTCTAGTATTTTGTTAATGTTACCTTCATACCATATTTTATATTCTTGTGCTTTTTTAACATCATCTGTATCTTTACAATATGATATATAATTCTTCTTATTTAAAAAAGCAAATTTTTCTGGATTTTTCAATGTTTACACACTCCTTTGTTCTTTTTTAAAAGCTTCCAATTTTTCTTTATATTTTTTTAAAAAATCTGAATAGAATAATATGGCAGCCGCTGTGGTTAAATTTCCCAACGTATTATTTTTCTTAGATTTCTTTTCAATTATTCTTATTAATCTTAGCAATCTATCATAGAAATTTTTCATTATAATATCAAGCCAATTAAAAGTCTTAGTATGTTCTTTTAAATATTTAGCATAATATGTTTTATTCATTTTTCCTAATCTCTTTTTACCTAATAACTTAGCAGGATCAAAGAATATCATTATACTATCATTGTTAATTCGCTTCATACTATAACTTTTCTTTAATAGACCTGTTTTAAACGGTATATAACGTTTACTTTCATCAAAAGCTTTTTTAATTGCTGTGAGTACACCAGGATAGGATAGATTTATGTTAAATAGTTGATTAACATTTACTATAAAATATACTAAATCGCCGTCATCGCTATATTGAAAGATATATGAAGTATTATATTCCATTTAATCACCTCTCCCTTAAAAAATAAGGGAGAGATAATTCTCTCCCTTAAATTATATATTTATAATCTTATGCTGCTTCTGTATAACCAGCTACTAAATATCCAGTAGTTGTTAATGATTTATCATAAGCGATAGCTGTTGTATCACTTGTTGAACCTGTTGGATCTGGTTGAACAACTTTGAATCCATAACCCATTTCACCACCGATGATTGTTCCACCTGGGTACATTCCGGACTATATCTTACCTTATATAAAGGTTTAAATATTTCGAACTGTGTATCAATAACAGCTCTACTCCCATACGGGATAGTCTCTACAAAAGTTAAATGAATTGCCCTGATATAGGGTCTCTTTGTACATGTAATTTAGAATGCTCTTCTAAAGTTATCCACTCTAAATTAGATATATGATTGTTATGTTTATTTTCATCTTTATGATGAACTTGTAATTGGTCAAAGGTTAAATCTTTATATTTATTTGGTATTCTTAAAAACATTCTTGCTAAAAGTATATGTTGATAAATTGCTTTAGTATCATGTGATATTTTTATATATCTACCTGATTTATCCCATTCATAAAAGTGTTGAGTTAGATAATTAAATACCTGACCTTTATCATTAACAAAATAATGACCTTCAAATTCAGGATAGTATTTGTTTAATTTATTCCAACCTTTTAATATCATTTCATGAGTTATTTCACCTTTAAAATATTTCCAAGTTAAATATGGAATAGTTCCAAGATATATATTTTCTTTATTTATAATCACATTATGTTTTTTAATCTTTTTACTTTTAACATTTCTTAATTGACCTTTGATATTTAGTTCATACATAAATTTAGTTTCTTCGAGTTTTTTCCACTCTTGTTTGTTTTTATTCATATTATCTCACTTTCTCGGGATTCTTGTAAGTTCCCCGATGCTATATACGTATATTTTACTTACCACCATATAGGCTGCATATATAACATTACTTGATATGTAAATAATTTAATTTACTGGCCACCCAGTTAGGCGTATATAAATTGACCAGCTGCTGTACCATCTGTAACTACTAATGAGTTAATGTTAATTGGAGCTGCAAAACCATTTGCATGCATAACTATGAAATCATACGTACCTAAATCAGCACATTCGATAATCATAGCACCATTAATTTTTCTTACTTGTCCGTCTTCTAAAACCATGTTAGAAAGAGGAGCTGTTCTTGTATAACGATCATCTTTTAAAAGTTTACCTTTGAAAGATGGACTAACTAATACAGCTGTAGGAGCTAAACCTTGAGCCTTGTTAGCTGTTTTAAATGCTTGAATAGCATCTACGATAACATCATATGCTAAATTAGTTGTAGATAGTGCTGTATAAGTTTTAGCTGATGCTGACGTTTCAAGAGCTGTTGCAGCAGCAGCATGCCATGAATTCATTCTACGAAGAGCTTCATTAGCTACTTTAACTGCAATTACATCTCCACTAACTGTTGATGCATTAACATTAGGAATAACATCTTTAATTGTTAATGCATTTGTTAATGAAATATCATGTCTGTTAACTCCGCTTGATACGTATGTTAATTGAGCACCAACTGTACCAGTACCATTGTTAGATGCACCATCAGTATAGAAAAATGCTACTTCTCCATTTGCTGTTACTGTTAAATCTGCGTTTGCTGTTACACCAGGAATGATGTAAGATTTTGCTTCTAAAGTTTTTAAAATTGTATTAAGTGATGTATAATCACCATTGAAACCATTTGAAAATGCCATAATATAAATTTCTCCTTTTTATTTTTTTTTTAATTTTTTAACCAAGGCATACGTTTAAGTACTTCTGGGCTATATGTTTGATTTGGTTGTGTTTCGGTTTTAGATGTTCCCATCTTAATTTGAGATGTTCCTGTTACAGCATATTTATATTTACTGTTAACCATCTCAGTTAATACTTGTTCGAAATTCTTAGATTCAGAAACGTGATCTAATGCTAGTTTAGTTAAATCCTCTTTATATTCATCTTGAATATTTAGTTTGTTTAAGACTTGTTGTCGTTTTAATGTTATATTTTCATTAACCAAGCTTTCATATTTGCTTGCATATTCGTCTTTTTCTTTTAATAGAGAATCATACTGAGTATATTTAGTTTCGATTTCGTTTTTAAAATCCTTGAATTCTTTCACAGATTTAACACCTAAATCTTTAAGCATTTCGGTTTTAGCTCTATTGATGGCTGCCTGTGTCAATTGCTCTAATTCCTCTTTACTAGATGGTGCTTTGAACTCTTCTGTTTGAGCTTGAACTTGTTCATTACTTACTACTTTTTCTGTAGGTTCATTAACTTGCTCGATTGTTTGGTTTTCTTGTTCCATAATTTAAATCTCCTTCCCAGTTGGGCCTTATAGCCACTGAATGATTTATATTCTTATCCCTTACGGGTTATAAGTTATTTTATAATACCTGTATAGTATTTCACTATATAGGATGTTGCATCGACACAATCCATGTGTCCTTGTTCTGTATAATCATTTTTCATCTGTATCTTACCAGTTCGCTCATATACTTTTTCATCATATACTGCATTTCTAAAATCTTCTATAGTGTGAGTTAAATGTTTATATATTCTTAATTTACCTTGATATAACCATGATTGCATTTTATATATTCTTTCTTCTTCAGTATCTTTAGCAACTCTCTTAGGAGTATGTTGTCCTAGATTATTTTGTCTTAATGATTGTCTAAGATTCCTAAAAAATTCTTCAGAGTTATTATCGAATAAAATTAACTCAGGGTGTTTACCATTAAATAATTCAATAGATTCTTGTATAAAGACTACATAATCATCTATTCGTTGTTGAGTTGTTTTCTTTTGAATATCATTTGTATTGTTTATATGAAAGTATTCCCTTAGTATATATAATTCATTCTGATTCTTTTCAGTATTGAATCGAATACCTCCTAATAGAAAAACTGTAGCGGACCTATCATCTGCTGAATCCATAACGGTGACATATCTGTTATAGTCTCTGAAGTTTATTTGTTCTAATATGTTATAGTCTCTGATGGTATATAAAGCTCCTTCAGGGTCTGTTTCTAATCCTTCTATATCTCTTTTATATGCTACTGAAGTAGGGTCATATGATGATTTAATCATATCAATCATTTCATCATCTAATACAGGGTTATCATATAAAGTAAATCTTTCAAAATTTAACCATTTTTTTTCTGGATGTTCATTATGATACTTTTCCCATATATTTAAAAATTTAATTCTAAAGAAATGTCTCTGACCTTTTGGATTCATTGTTCCAAATATCTTTGCATCTTTAAATGATGAGGTTCTCTTAATTGCTTGATTGATAAAGTCTTCATTAAGTAAATTGATTTCCGTTAAATATATACTGTGAAGGGTTAAACCTTGAATACCTACATCTGAACCATTATTTTTACCACCTGCGAATATGATTGTTTTCATCATTCCATTATAAGGGAATTGTATTGCAGGTGCTTCCATATAGTTAACTTTCCTAGCTAAACCACCTAAATAATCAAGTATATATCTACCTATGATACGAACAGAGTTTTTAACATCTACAGCACCTATCATAAATAAGTCATAATCAGCTCTCTTAACTTGTTCAACAAATGCGATTGTAGCATTATAGTCCTTAGAACTTCTAACTGGTCCCATTAGCATATTGAATCTATGAGTTAAAGTTTTCTTTATCCATTTAGAAGCTTTAGGAGTTCCTATATATCTGAAATTATTTATCTTCTTCATTTAAATTCTTCTCTAATTCATCAGATACTAATTTGAAATTGTCAAGAGCTGATTGTAGTTCTGTAAAGGTTGATTCATGTCTATCTTTCCATTTATCACTATTTAAATTTTTAAGAGCAAAGATTAAAGATGTTATATTAGGTTTATTTGAATATTTTTTAGTTCTTTTAACTACATTCATCTTACCAGTTCTATAATCATATTCTTCTATTTCTTCTATAGTATCTGGTTTATTTCTATTTCCTAGTGCTTCTTTAAAGAGTGTATTTTCTAATTCAGCCAATAAATCTTCTGATGATTCTTTTAAAGTCTGAGACAATTGAGGATATTTGTTTTTATATTCCATAAAACTTCTATATGATACACCTAATCGTTTAGCAATTAATTCTTCCGTTAAACCATCTATGCGAAGTTTTTTTACAAGGTCTAGATGTTGTTCAACCTTTTCATGATACTGTGATTTTCTACCTCGTCTAGCCATATTTAATACCCCATATACCATTATATAAAATATTTTTCTTTATAGTTCTAGAAATTGTTGAACTATGACAATCTAAAAAATCAGCTGCATCTTTTATATAATCAAATTTTAATTCTTGGTTATCTTTATAAATAATAACTTTTCTAGCTCTTAGATTTCTAGTTTTTTCTCTATTCTTTTCATTTAAACCTGTATCATAAGAATGTTGAATATTCTGTCTATTTGTCATCCATTCTAAATTATCAACATGATTATTCTCTTTATTTCCATCTTTGTGATTAACTGTATATCCATGATATGATAATTCTTTCATTTCATTATAGTCACTTGGTTTAGATATAAAAGCTTCTGCTACTAATCTATGAAGTCTGAAAGATTTACCTTTTT